CATCGTCACGTTGTCGATGCTTAACTGATTCGCGCTTAGTGTGCCGGTTGAAATGTTGCTGGCGTTCAAGTTTGTGATTGTGACCTGAGAGGCGTTAATCGCCCCTGCGGTCACTGTTCCCAAGTCGGCACTGATAGCTGCCAGATTGGAGACGTTTAGCTTTGACGCGTCGATCGTAGAAGCAGCGATTTTGCCGCCGGTTATCGCATTTGATTGAATGTTTTGTGACTGGATAAATTCAAACGTGCCGATTGCAGAGACCACTGCTGACGTGGTGATCGAGGAGCTTTGTATTGCACCGATCACTGCTGAGTCTGCAAATATCTCTGAGGTATCTAGTTGGGCCGACGTTATCGTTGATGCCGCTATCTCTGATGCCGTGACAGCGTTCGCCGCTATCGCATTCGCGGTCACGGAATCGGCTGCCAGTTTTACAGCACTTATCGCTCCACTCGCTATGGAATCAGCAACAACGGCCCCGGCCTGAATCGATGCAGTCGAAACCTGTCCCGCCGTGAGGCTGGATGCTTGCACTTGCCCGAAAACTTGCGTGGCAAGATTCACTTGGTCATCAAGGTCTGCTGCCGAGATCGCCTTAGTCCATGAAGTCCCGCTGTACCTATAGAGCTTGCTATCACTGGTGAGCATGACCACCCGACCAGTAGTTAAGTTTGTGGTCGGCAGTGCGCTAACTCTCTCGACGGGTCTCACCGTATCGCTGAAAAGATTCTCGCCCAAAGTGCCAGACAAATCGGCAGTGCTTACTAAGGTCGTGAACTCAGGAACCGAAGAGTCGTAGCGGTACAGCTTCTTATCTGACGTCAAGAAGACTACAGACGGCCCAGTGTATCCTGCGGGAGAGGGTAAGCTAGAAATTGCTGAGATTGGCTCGACGCCACTAGCAAACGAAGCAGCAGTAATGGAGCCAGGGTCAACGGTTGATGCCGTAAATAGGTCTGTACTCCACGCTGTGCCTGTCCACACGAATAAGGTGCTCGTAGTCGTCAGGAACTTAATCTGTCCGACATGCGCTCCTGTGACGCCTGAGAGCGTGCTTACTGGCTCGATGCCAAACGCATCCCCAGCGGCGAACTCATCGAGGACGTTTTGCGCCAGATCATCCAGAACAACCTTCTGAGTGGTTGCATTCACTGATGCGGTGAACCCAGAGAAGTTGCCAGAGCGATCTGCACTGCGCAGCCAGTAATACCTAGTGACGTTATTAGATAATCCCGTAACTGTATGCTGGTCGGTCTTTGATCTGACAATCAGCGTCGATGTGGCCTGGTTGTCTACTGTATTCTGGAAAATCTCTACATAGGCTAGATCGCTGTCCGAAGGTAACTCCCAATCAAGTTTAATCTGCTGGATGCCGCCTGTCGCAGTGAAGCTAGACGGAACCGCTGGCGGGTTCTGATCGCCTTGCAGCGTGATATTCGCAGTGACAAAGGTTGACACTTTGCCGGTCAGTGAGACTGCGCGAACCCTAAACTGGAACTCCTCTAGCTCCTCCATGCCAGTGATGACCGTGGAATCGCCGTAAACGTTGATGGATGAAAAGTCGGTGTCTGCGCCAGAGATGGCTTCGTTCACTCCGCCGAAATTAAGTTCAATGGTCGTAGCACTCGCGACAGAGCCATAATCTTCCGTTGACGTGAATGAGTTAGCGACAGCGCCATTGTCTATTTCGCCCGCGCTAGTTCGCTTGAATTGCACCTCATAGAACGACACGAAGGTGTTAGCGGTTGGTGGCGTCCATTTTGCTTTGATAGCAGGAAGAACGGAGCCGTCATTACCTAGCGCAGTGGTCTCTGTCAGGGTTAATCCAGTAGGAGGATCTTGCGTCGGTGTGTCGTCAACGATGTCGGAGTAGTCCGGGTTATTCGGCCCCACCGTCGCGATGATGTTTGACGTATCTGAGTCTGGGTTACGGTCTGACTTTACGAACGGCTGGCTGCTGTTCTTATCACCAGCGTATGCAAACGCCCTCACCCAATAATATCGCTGATTCCCTACAACCACTGGGTCGATGTGGTTAAAGGCATCGTGGAAAAATTGCGTCCCTCTCGTCTCGCCAATCAACTTGGCATTGTCCCAGGACGAGTCCGCAGACGCATAGACTGCAATAGTCTCGAAGAGCTTTGGGTTGACTGGGTTAGTCCAATTCAACTCAATATGCTTTAGTCCGCCATTCGCCGATAGATTCTGTGGATCTGGCACCCCACGGAATCCATCCGTGATCACCCCGCTTGCTGAAATGGTGCTGTACTCGCTAGCCGCTGGGTCTGCGTACGATCCTGAGTCGTCTTCAAGGAGTGTGAGGTTTACTACACCGTCCTGAGTATCTGAGAACGACCAAGCAGCACAACGGAATACCTTGTTGGAGTAGTTAAGCTCCGAAACTGTGACTTGCACCCTGTCGCCTACATCCACACGGAGACCTGTCAGGTTTGCCGGGAACGTGATTACCTTTTGCTGATCTGATAGCTGGATTTGCTTGTTCGCTATCCGCTGAGCCATGAAGCTGGTATTAGTGAACGGCAACTGCACATCACGGATAAGGACTTCGTTGTTGTCTCTGCTCAGTGCACTGGTCAACTGTACTTCTGGCGCTTCCACGCTTTTGTGATTCTGAGACGGGTCGATAAATATCGGTCTGATGGTATTGAACCGCTCGCCTCGCTCTACCGAGGTTTTCACGACAACAGCGCCCGCTAGATCGTCTTCATCAAGGCTTTCGGTGGGAGCCTCAAAGATTCCTGCTCTTATTGTGTAAATGCCATTTGAGTATACGAGCGTGCCGTTCATCGCTGACAGCAGCTTGTTGATGTTTGCTCTGTGACTGTCTCCTGCGAATAGAACACCGTTAGCGGTAAATCGCTTTTCTGTGCCAGAGGATGGGACGGCTACTGTCACGTCGCAGGCATCAGCCGCGGTCACTACCGCTGCCCAATCGATCTTGCTAGCAGGTACGCTCAGTCCGAACTTTGTATCGGTGAGATAGTTAGCAACACACAGAGCAGGGTTTTCGCTCCACGCTTGGTAGGCTGTATTGGTTGGGTTATCTCCTGCCGAATTGCCAGCAGCGACATCTAGTCGCGGGTCATATATATCTTTTTTGCCCTTAACCAGCGCCTTGATATTGTTAGGCTTCAGCCTGTCCCAAACTTCTTGCGATGAGTCAGTTAGCCTCCACTTAGTCGCCAGATATGCGATCCCTCTAGCTTGATGGGCTGATGTCCAAGCAGAAAAAGTTGTGGTTAGCAGGGAGCTTGATGTCTGCGTGCTTGATCCTGTCTTGCGCTCAACGAAACAGATCGTTGTAAATGGGTCTTCAGTTGTCGGGCCAAAGCTGCCGGTGGTCACTGCATTGTTTAAAAAAGCGGAGTCGGGAATTCGAGTGTTGTCGAAAAAAATGTCTGTAATGGATTCGCACTCATGTCCCGTGAGAGCAATGGCGTGGTAGAGATCCTTGTTGTCCGTCCCAGCAACACCAACAAAGAATATCGGCCCCGAAACCAGCGCCTCACCATAGACGACTTTCTGTACTTCAATCGTGCCTCGGACTGTGTGCTGTCGAGTCCTATCCGTATCTGACTGGGGCAGGGTTATGTCAGGCATTAAGCCTTTGATGGCAGCGTTTAGCGCCGCACCGGCAGCTATCACAGTAGCCGCACCAAGTACGGCCAGCGCCGTGCTAGAACCAACTATGGCAATCGCAGTACCAGTGGCACCTACTGCACCTATGGCACTCGCTACCGCAATACCTACTAATTTCAGACCGGCGACTACTGGCGGCATCTAAACGCTCCACCCAGAAATGAGGTAGCGGTCTGGTATCTGCGCGAAGCCTTTGTTAGTTAAGCAAACCACCTTATCTTTGAGCTTGATGCCACAAACTTGGCCAACAATCGGCGCAGAGACAACGCAAGGGTCTCCGTCTTTTAGCTCGTGGCTTGGCTTTCCCAAAATGCTGCCAATAAAATCGACCAACTCGCCCTCTCTGCCAATCAAGACCTGGGCTTGCGCTTCTGACTCATAATGAAAGTTTGCAGCATAATCCCTGCCAGTTAATTCTTTTACTACGAAGGCGATGAATTGGCAGCAGTCAGCATCGCCGTACTTGAACTGACGGCGTTGCCACTTGTTAAGCGCAGCGTGAACTCTCATACGGAGATAGGAAGATTGGGGTTTCTGTCAAAGACGCCGGGGTTCGCTGGCCCGCCAGCAATCGCGTCTGAATTTGGATCACCCCAGCGTATTTTTGCGCCCTCAATGTCAGCCATAAACTCAAAGGCTAGATCGCCAGAGAAGTCGTTTTGTAGCTGCGCGTCGGTATATTTTAAATTAGATGATTTGTCGAAGCGTGCTAGCTCTGACTCTGCCGTGAGCGAGATCACATCACCGCTTGCTGCACCGACGGACACATCCATTTGATCCATCGCGCCCTCCCAGACAACCGTCGGGTCAGCGAGTAGTGCGTCATCAGAATCAAGGACTCCCAGATACACCTTGACCGGGTGCATGTAATAGTCTTCGGTCAAAGCAGCGCCTGCGATGGTCGAATCTAATCCAGAGAGTGACAGGGTGATCTTGTACGGGCTAACGTCTGCCCCTTCTTCAATCTGACTAATTTCTCCAAGATCTCCGACACCTAACCAGTCGTGACCTCCCCATGTGTA